GGTACAATACCGTTACATTCTAACTTAGGTTATAAAGTACGACCAGATGTCTGAAGTCGTTTTAAAAGCTGCAATTCACTAAGGATAGGCAATGGATAATACCACCCTAACTGAAACCCTTAATGCTATCAGAGCTTCTATCATTAGAAATGAAGAAGCTATAGAACTAGGTGAGGCTCTAAAACGTCTCAAAGAAAACCCTGATTTCATTTCTGTAATCATGGAAGGTTATGTAAAGTCCGAAGCTTCAAAACTGTTTACTATCTTAACAGATCCTAGTGGATCTAGCCCTTATTCTACTGAAGAGATTCTTCTTAGATTAGAGGCTATAAGTCACTTTAAGGGATATGTTGGTGCTGATAATTTTAAAGGCACTGTAGAGATAGACTCGGAAACTGCTCCTCTTAGTATTGAGAGAGACCAGGATTACCGTAAAGAACTAACAGCAGAAGCTGGGATGGATAACTAATGAGTACAGAAACTAATAAAGAATTTGATGAGGATGCATTTGATGCAATGCTCAGTGGTTCATTTGATGAAGAGTCTACTGAAGAAGTAGAGGAAGAAGTTTCAGAAGAAGAGGTAGAAGATACTGATGATTCTGTAGAAGATGAGAACGACCAAGAGGACACAGACCTTGACGACGACGAAGAAGAGGATGAGGAACTTGATGAAGATGGCGACGGTGATCTTGATGAAGACTCTGAGGATGACGAAGTTGATGAGGATGAAGACGCTCTAGTAGAGGATGATGATTTAGATGATGAAGATGGTGATACAGAGGAAGAAGAGGAAGAGGCTGACGAAGCTGATGAATCTGCTGAGGATGACACTGACGATGAATCAGAAGACGACACAGACACAGAGGATGAACGCGACGGCAAAGATTCCGAGACCACTGATGTAGTTGATTATAAAGCCTTCTATGACGCAGTAGTAAATGCTGAGTTCACAGCTAACGGAAAGAAAGTTAAAGGTTTTGCAGACCCTCAGAAGATTATTCAGTCCCAACAAATGGCTGCAGGGTTCTCTGAGAAGATGGCAGGCTTTAAGCAGTATCGTCCATTCATGTCCCCTCTTAAAGATAGAGGGATGCTAGATAACCAAGCTAAGTTTGACTTGGCCATGAATATCATAGATGGTGATAAAGAAGCAATTAAACAACACTTACAGTCATTGGAGATTGATCCATTAGACCTTGATATGGAAGCTATTAGCTACGGTGGTAAATCACAAGCAGCTACTAAAGAGTCTATTGTTATCGAGGATGTAATGGAGAGGGCTAAGGCTTCAGGTGTTGAAGACAGAGTACGACAGGTAATCGGCAAAGACTGGGATGAATCAAGTTTCCAGGAGTTTGTTGGCAATGAGCAAGTACGTAGTGACTTACTCTCTCATATTGAGTCAGGTGCTTATGAAAAGGTACAGGATGAGATCTCAGAGATGCGTAGGATTGACTACAATGGCTCTTTTGGGAATCTTAATACAATTGGGCAGTACAGAGCTGCTGTAGCTTCTATGCAAGCTAAAGCACCTCAGGAAGCCTCTGTTAAGAGTACTTCTCCTGAAACAGCTAAAGTAGTACCTACTAAAGCTAGCTCTAAGGCTAAGGTTGATAAAGTTGCAGCAGCAAAGGCTAAGATAGTGAAAGAACGTGAAGAGGCTGACTATAAAAAGAAAGTTGAACGTAAAAACGCTAAGGCAGCAGACGCTCGTAAGAAAGCTACTTCTGCTAGTAAGAAGAAGCCTAAAGCTAAGCCACAAGCAAAGTTTGATCCTCTAAAAGCAGAGGGTCAAGAGTTAGATGATCTTATGGATTTTCTTATTTCAGGCGGTAGATAGTAACTCTGACAGTTCGTTCAGAGGAGCTTCTGCTCCTAAATCAATTAATTAAAAGGAAGACAAATGTCTACAAAAACTAAATTCAACGCTGGTAAATTAAGTACTACTGATATCGATGAGCAATATAATGATAAGTTCTGGTCAAAAGGTGCTATCCGTGAAGCAATGCGTAAGCGTACTTTCTCACAATTAGGTGATCGTTTAACTCAACCAAAACACTTTGGTGATGAGATTGTTAAAGAACGTGCGTTACCAATCTTACACCCTATGAATCAATTAGATGGTGGTGTTGATGCTACAACTGCAACTTTACTACAAGTTGTTTTCTACTCATACGATGCTGCAGGTGCTTTAATTGGTACATTTGAAACTCGTGATTATGCTAATGCTACTACTGCTGAAGCTGCTGCTGTTGCTGCTCATGGTGGTACTGGTAGTGTTCGTAATGGTGCTGGTTCATTATATAATGGTGATGCAGATTACTCTGTAGTAGCTGGTTCTTTCCCTTCATTATCTGAAGAAGGTGGAAACGTTAATGGTGTTAACACTAAATCTATCACTGTTCGTGGAAATGTTGCTGAGTTTGGTGCTCACATGAAATTTACTCAACGTGCTATTGATATGGATTCTCGTACTGGTATCCTTGCTCAAAAAACTAAAGATCTTGGTGAATTAAAAGGTGACCTTTTTGAAGCTCAAGTACAAGCTGACCTAATTGCTGCTTCTGAGTTAAACCGTACTTTCGCTGGTACAGTTGCTACTACTCTTAAGACTTGTAATCAAGCTGCTGTATTAACTTATGCTGACCTTCGTTTAATGGAGCAAGAACTTAAACGTTTACTAGTTCCACGTGATACTAAAATCATCACAGGGTCTACTAAAATTGGAACTAAGGTAATTCAAAAAGCTTTCTACGTTTACGTTGGACAAGAGTTATACCCTACTCTTCAAGATATGCAACACAATAGTGTTAATGTATGGGAACCTTTAGAGTCATATGCTGATGCTGCTGGATCTAATGTTGCTATGGGAGAAATTGGACGTATCGGTGGATTCCGTTTCATTGAAGTAGAGAACATGCTTAAGTATGCTGGGGTAGGTGCTACTGATGGTGCTGCGTTAGATGATACTGCAGGTTTCCAAGCTTCTACTATTCCTTTTGGGACTGTTGATGCAGGCTCTCAAGGTTTTGATGTATTCCCTGTTTTATTTGTAGGGTCTGATTCTTTCGCGACTGTTGGTTTTGAAGGTGATTCTGCTCGTATTAAAACTGCTATGCCTAAAGCTGATGCTATTAATGATCCATTTGGTAAAAATGGTTCTATGAGTATTGCATGGTACTTTGGTACTTTGATTTACAAATCAGAGCGTATCCGTCAAATCGCTTGTACTGCATCTATTTTATAACCTTAGGGTTATAATCTAATCCAAGGTACCTATAAGGTACTGTTGGATACAATCCTGTACAAACATAGTGTAGCTAAGCTAGAATATACGGCAATAGGTGATAGCCTAACCGCAACCGAAGGATAATTAATGAACCCAGACTACGAAGAAATGACTAACGCACAACTTAAAGAGGAGTGTGAAGACCTAGGTATTGAGGTACGTGGCGCACTTAACCCACATAAACCTACTAAAGCTGACTATACAGCAGCTTTGAACAAACGTCTTAACTATGAAGTAGACGAGACAGTAGAAGTGGTAGAAGAACCTGAGAGTGCTGCAGATGAGATCCCTACTACTCGTAAAGCTCAATCTTCAACTAAGCTAGTACGTCTAGAAATGTTCCGTAAAGATCGTGTTATGATACATGATGTTCAAGAGAATCAGTCTAAAGATAAAGACGAGATTATCTCTATATCATGGGGTAACAGGTTACTAGGAGGACAGACGGATTTTGTTAGTCTTAATGGTCAACCACAGTATGTACGTAGAGGAGCAATTAACAATATGTTAGAAGCAACTACTACAGTTCATTCCCCTAAGCCAGGCGGTAATGGTACAATAACTGAGAGGGTTAAACGTTTTGTTATCACAGAGGTTGAGGGGTTAACACCTGACCAGCTTGAAGAATTAGCTAACAAGCAGAAGATGAGAAATAGTAAGTACGCATAACCTGTG